GGGCGACTGGAGCAAGCCGATTAGCGTTAACACAAGGTGGGTGGTCTAATGTGGGTACAGCCTCAAGGCAACATCAACGCCAAACTCGCGGAGCTAGAGCGACGCATCAAAGCGTTAGAGGAAAAGTATGAATCAGATAAGCCTGAAAAGCCTGCTCGAAGCCGAAATCGATGGAGCGATCGGGTATCTCCAAACGGAGACAACCGAGCAGAGAACCCGGTCACTTGAGTATTACCTTCGTTATCCTTACGGGAACGAGGTAGAGGGTCGAAGCCAGATCGTCACCGGAGAGGTGGCAGAGGTCATTGACGGCGCGATTCCTCAACTGATCCGCATCTTCACCGCTTCGGATGACATCATCCGCTATGAGCCTGTCGGCCCCGGTGATGAGCAAGGCGCGAATCAAGCGACGGACTACTCGAACTGGGTGTTCTACAAGGACAACCCTGGTTTCGCCATCCTGCACGACTGGTTCAAGGATGCGCTGCTTGAGAAGGTCGGTGTCGTAAAGGCTTATTGGGACAAGCGCATTGATGTCATCAAGGAGACCTACGAGAACCTGACCGATGACGAACTCACGATGCTCCTGGCAGATGGGACTCGTGAGATCATTGAGCAGGAAACCATCGTCACCCCAGTCATGAACATAGACGGAACCCCCGCGATTGGGTTGGACGGTATGCCGCTGGTGCAGGCATCTCACACCGTCAAGGTCAAGAAGAAGAACCAAGTCGGACGGGTGGCGATTCAGAACATTCCTCCCGAGGAATTCCTGATCTCCAAGAAGGCCACAACGATCCAGGACTCTCCCTTTGTCGCTCACCGCCGACTGATGCCTCGGTCTGACCTGGTGGCGATGGGCTTCCCTGAAGAGGTTGTCCGTGACCTCCCGGCTTACGATGATCTGAGCTTCTCTCCTGAGCGAGTGGCTCGGTACTCCGAGGGCGAACAACCCAGTCAAGACGAAAGCCTCGACCCGACCATGCAGGATGTGGAGGTGTACGAGTGCTATATCCGCGCAGACCGGGATGGAGATGGTCTGGCCGAGCTGCTCCAAGTTTGGTACGCCGGAAGCGAGATTCTCGAGGAAACGGAAACTGATTACATTCCTTTCCATAGCCTCTGCCCGATCCCTGTTCCGCACAAGTTCTATGGACTGTCTCTCGCGGATAAGGTGATGGACTTGCAGCTTCAGAAGTCCACGATCACCCGCCAGATGCTGGATAACCTGTATCTGACGAACAATTACCGAGTGGGTGCGGTGGATGGACAGGTCAACCTGGACGATCTAATCTCTCCCACGCCTGGTGGTGTGATTCGGATGAAGAACCCCAATGCGGTGGTTCCGATGGCGGTTCAGCCTGTGGCGAATCAAGCCTTCCCGATGCTCGAGTATCTGGATGCAGTCCAGGCAAAGAGAACGGGTGTTTCGGATGCCACGCAGGGTCTTGACCCCAATGTCCTCCAGAATGTCACCGCTACCGCTGTGGCTGCGTTCCAGAACGCCTCGGCAGGAAAGATGGAACTGATCGCTCGGAACTTCGCTGAGACAGGCGTAAAGAGTCTGTTCAAGGGCATCCTTCAACTTCTGTGCAAGTACCAAGACAAGCCCCGGATCATTCGGATGCGTGGCGAGTACATCCAAATGGACCCGCGCGAGTGGTCGAATCAGTACGATGTGAGCATCTCTGTCGGCCTGGGAACGGGCAACAAGCAAGAGCAGATGGCGATGCTTGCGATGATCCTGGACAAGCAGGAGCGGATTCTTCAGCAGTTCGGCCCTGCCAATCCTTTGGTGACCGTGGGTCAATACCGCGAGACTCTTGGAAGGATGATCGAAGCCGCAGGATTTAAGGACTCGGCGACCTTCTTCAAGCCGATCACGCCTGAGATCGACCAGGCTTTGAGCAATCCTCCTCCGCAGCAACAGCAACCTGATCCGGCCATCCAAGCAATGATGATGCAGGCTCAGGCCCAGTTGGAGATTGACCGCGAGAAGGCGATGGCCGATATTCAGGCCAAGCGAGAGAAAGCGGCTGCTGAGATTCAACTGGCCCGAGAGAAGGCTGCGGCTGAACTGGAGTTGAAGCGCCAAGAGTTCGAGGCTGAAGTCCAACTCAAGGCCGCAAAGATCGGCGCAGGCATTTCCTCTAACGTAGAGATTCCGGGGTAAATCATGGTGACAAGACTGCTTTTTGAGGATCAGCTTGAGCAGATGGAGCCGGACATTTTTCAGGCAAATGTTGAGGGACAAGCTCAATCCGTGGCACAACCTGAAATCCTGATGCCTGTTCAACAAGTCCAACCTCAAGCAAACAGGCTTGATCTGCAATCTCTGGTTACGCCAGAAGATGCCGCAAACATTAGGTCTGCATACGAAATCGGGGCGGCATATCCGATTGTTAGAGGTAATGAGGTTTACAGCTTCAATCCTGACGGGTCGATTGAATACACCCGCATGAATCCTGGTGGTATTGGTGCGACTCTCGGCCTGTATTCCTCGACAGGGGAAGAGATCGTTCCGCAATACTACAACGCTGATTTCGGCAAAACATCTACCGCAACTAGACTGCTTCAGGCTGGCTTGGCTGCTGGCATTGGGGGCATTCTTGGCCCTGCTGGTGCTGGGCTTTTGAGTGCGCCTGTTGCGGCTGCTACTGGGGCTGGACTCACCTCTTATGGGGTCACGGGCGATCTAGAGTCTGCGCTAAAGTCGGCTGCTCTTGGTGGCTTGACCGCTTACGGATTCCAAGAATTTGTGAATCCCATGCTCCAACAAGGAGCGTATGACCAGGCGTTCGCTGCTGCTGATGCTGCAAACATGGCGAATGCTGGCCTAGATGCCAACACAATTGCGGCCAATCTTCAGACCTATGTTGATCCCGCCACGGCTACCTCATTGGCAAACTCAGCGGCAACTCAGGCAGGCTCTCTCTCCTATGCAAATCAATTGGTTGCACAAGGATTTACGCCGACAGAAATTGCAACCGCATTGACTGATCTTGGCGTTTCTAACACCGTAGCGCAGTCGGCTGCTTCTGCTGCTTCTGAGGGGATTACGCAGATCGCCGCCCAAGACCTCGTAAGCAATATCACTTATCAGCCTCAAGTCAGAAATCCGGTTCAGGCATCTCCTGGGGCAATTGAGGTTACAGGAACTGCTGTTCAGCCAGGCTTGTTGACCGCTCCTGCTGCTGCTGCTGTTGCGCCTGCTGCAACCGGATTGTTGGGTGCTCAGTCATTCCCGGTTCCAAGCGAGAGTGTCCAGGTTCAGACGACAACCGCCCCGGCTGAGACGCAAGTTTCTGCCCCTGTTGCTGCGGCGACTGGTGGGCTGTTGACTCCTACGCAAACCGTTCCGGTGCAAGCCGCCACAACTCCAGCTCAAACGCAAGCAACCGCCCCAGCCGCTGCCGCTGTGGGTGGTTTGTTGACTCCCACGCAGACAATTCCAGTCCAGGCCACAAATATCCCGGCTCAGACGCAGGCCACCTCGCCGACTGCCGCCGCAGTTGGAACGCTTACTCCTGTGCAGAGTGTCCCGATTGAGTCTCGCACCATCAAAACCGAGACTCCGAGCATCCTTGCCCCCGCTGCGGCAACCGTAATCACTACTCCTCGCGGAGAGGTTCCGGTCACCACATACGAAGTTCCACGCTCGTCTACAGGCCCAATTGAGGGATCGACCACGGTTAATCCTCTGTTGGCGCTAGGGCTTTTGGGGCTTGCGGGAACTGCTTTGGGCGGTGGTGGATCAACCGCCGCACCGTTTGACCAAGCGGCTTATGACGCAATCGCTAGAGGTCGCAGCCCCGTTTATCCTCGAGGCGAGTTCACCCCCATATCTCTTGGCGGTTTGCCTGGGATGGGTGGGATGGGCGAAATGGGTGCTTACGATTACTTCGGGCCTTACTATGGCGCGGGTAGATTCGGCGCTCGTCCACAGGCATTTGCTTTGCCAGGACTTCTCGGGCCGAATACTGGACTCATGGCAACTCCTAGCAGGAGCGCAGCAGTTTGAACAAGTCAGAACGGGCTAAAACGCTTCTCGGTGACGAATGGTTTACCGGGGAGATTG